CGATCTCTAAGCATTATGTTTATCCATTGGTATATAATCATTGAAAAGGATTACTATGAACTGTCCAATATGTAATCTTGCCAAAGACGGAGAATGGTTTTGGGATGCTCATCAAACCATGAGTGATGGAAAGATATGGTGTGTCAATGCTAAAAGACCTTCAGATACCTGATCCCTTTCAAACCTTTGTAGCCAACAAATATGCCAATGCTAAAGGCTATGTTCATGACTGGTTTACTGGTGAATGGTCTTATAGTTGTTCTACCTGTAAGGAAGACCTTTCTGGTCCATCCCGCAAAATATTGACTAAGATTAGATTGTTTCATACAAGAAATGAGTGCTTAGGTGGCTACTGAACCAAAGATTACGAAGATGGATTGGCGTTCCCTAGGCTACTGGCCTGTGTGGAAAGATGGAAAGAAAGTATGGGTGCCACAAGATGTCTCTGAAGATAGTGATTGAGGAATATACTCCTCCTAAGAAGTCTAATGGTAAGTTAGTTAAGAATGAGAAGAAGTTCTTCCTCCCCCCAATTCCTTGGCAATGGACGCTATATGATGGCTCGAAGATTGTTTCCTTTGGGTATTGCCACACAGAAGAAGATGCAGAGATCAAGGCTAATTCGGCTATTCGGGATATGCGTAGAGTTTAATGGCTTCAGGTGAAGGAATCGGACCTTCATTATCAGTTTCGGAAACTGCTCTACGGCCACTATAGTAACCTGAACCAACTTTCAGTATAGCACACTAGGGATAGAACCAATATTGCTACGGAGTAGCATAGGGAGGTTTATAACTCCTATTTTGCGCCGAACTTTAATGCTGTATAATAAAAGATATGGCTATAAAAATTCACTGGATGCATCGAAATGCTTGGGATAATAATAAGCACGATCTAATTAAAATGGTTAAATTTTTGGACGAAGCAGGAGTTGCCTCAGTTTTACTACCCTACGGCCCAGAAGGTTTAGATTATTTGCTGTATGTACCACAAATGTTAAACAATACAAACAATCTTAGAATTTTAATTGCTATTCCAGCATATGCTGTAAGCCCAGAGTATGTTGCTAAAACATTCAGAACGATGGTTCAGTTTAATGGAGAAAGGCTTGATCTAAATCTTGTTGCGGGCAATTATGATGAAAAAAGGGCAAAAACAATTTTGTCTGATTATCCAGGAGATGTCTCACATATAGATAGTCATGAAAAAAGAGTTGCCCTTACTGGGCCATGGATTGAAAAATTTAATAAGATAATGGGGCAGGGCAAGTGGGATGTAGATTATGTATCTTATGTTGTAGGGACCTCAGATACGACTATAGATATAGCAAACGAACATACAGACTATCTAATAATAAATGATAGCATGCTCACAGAGGAAAAGATGTCTAGACTTACAAACACAAAACCTATGCTTAGCATAGATCCATTGATCGTGGATGGTCCAGAAGATGTTGTTGAATACCATGAGTACCACTATCAAAAGGTAAACTATCACACAATTAGAGGCACATATTCTGAGGTTTTGGATCAAATTAAAGAAATATCTAACAAGTTTCAAATATTTGACTTTATTGTCCATACGGATCAAAAAGATTTAACAAAAATCTTTAAGTTAATAAAAGATTTATCTACTGACGAATAGGTATAACCCTGTGGATAACTGTGTTATAATAAAAGTATGATTGAATCTAGGTCCCCAGAAAAATGTCACTACTGCGATAAGCCAGCAGAGTACAACGACCTTGTCGGAAATAAAGAGGATGGCTTTTATGTCTCTGGAGTCTGTAAGAAACATGTAAAGCAGTACGGCCTATCATGATAGATGTAAGAGGAATTCCTGCAGCAGCCTGTCCATTATGTGGCTCAAAACTATTAAGAATAACTGCAGAGTTTGATGAAAATTATGAGATTGTTAGATATTTACTTAATGATGCTCAATGCTTTGAGTGTAAGTCTATGATTACAGCCCCTACTCCGATAGATCTTTAATAGTTTCTTCTATCTGTCTTTCTATTATTTTTTTTACAACTCTTGATGATATAAGTTTTGAGTCAAAACATTCTGTATATCCGTTCTGAGGAACGTCTTCTTTCTTTAGGTATTGTTCTGGCATCTTAGATTTTAGGGTTTTTAAAACCTTGCCCTCAATTATTTTTGCTACCCTTCTTGTTGGCAATATCCAATAATACATAAGTATCCAACCTTTACGTCTATGTGTTGCATATCTTTCATTGGATATATTTGCAATGCCTATCTTAAAAGCCCTGAGTGCTGGGCTATATATGAGATATAGGATAGTTCTTTCCATAATTACATTATACTGCCAGATGTGGTATGATTAGTGTATGAAAAAATCAAATATTAAAGTCTCTCAATCAAAAATGCGTAGAAGCATAAAAAATAAGAAACGCCTTAAAGATAAGGTTGTTTTATCTAAGTTTGAACGTAAGCAAATTGCTTTGAGGGAGTCCATCATGAACACCTATGGTCTCCATAATGCATAGATTACTTCTTAACACATTTCAAAGAACTGGAAGAAATTTTACCCAAACTGCAGTACATCAATTAGGCAGGATTTGGGTAGACTCTTCTCAATCTATTAATATAAACAATATAAAACAATATGATCACATAATTTCAATAATTAGAAACCCTATCGACACTATTGCATCTTTAGCAACAATGTCTCTTAAAAATCATGAAGAGTCATCCATAGAACAAGTTGTTGAGTCTGCATCTAGGTCGTGGTTGGACTTTCATAAACAATTAAATACATTTTTAAATATATGTATAGATTTTAAAGAAATAGAAAATAAACCAGAGGAATTTATTCAAAAGATATTGTCTATAGCAGGAATACCACAGGTAGTAGATTACTCAAGTATAAATATGGATGAATTGATGAAAAAATATGCAATAAATCAAAAAGAAGGTGGGTTTATTCTTACAGAAAAGAATAATCCAAGATATCAGGAAGTTCTTAAATGTGTAAAATCATTAGATTTATCAGAGCATTTTAAAGTATATGATAGTTTGATCGAACGGTGTGTATAGTTATGTGGTCATGGATACTTGCAGTTATAGGGGTTGCAGGCATATACTTTGTTGGAAGAAAAGATAAGTGGGGATGGTTTGTTCTTTTATTCAATGAATCTCTTTGGATAACATATGCCATTATCACCAAGCAATACGGATTTATATTCTCAGCAATTGCATACGCAGCGGTCTATATTAAATCATATATACACTGGTCTAAAGAACCAGTCAACAAAATACATCTATGAGCCTAGAAAAGAATATTAAGTCTGTTCTATTTGAACTTGGCAAAGAGATTAAGTTTCACCAACTAGACTCAGAGAACATGATTATTGAAATAGACTATGATAAATATACTGCAGAATTAATGGATGTCTTTAAGGATTATTTAGAAAATAAATAAGGCCCTATCGTCTATCGGTTAGGACAACGCCCTTTCACGGCGTAAAGACGGGTTCGATTCCCGTTGGGGCTACATTGACAAACCTTCCCCACAGGAGTATACTTATTATATACGGACAAGGAGGATAGTTATGCTACATGCTTTATGGTTAATCCCAGCATTTTTTACTGGGTGGATTGTTTGTTACATTCAAATGACATACGGAGTTGATCAGGGTGATGAATAAAGAAATTCGTATTAAACGTTTTTGGGTACATATTGGTTTTAACCTAAAAGGTTTTGGCCTTGGGTTTAGAATTGATAAGTACAATGCCAACATTGATTTCCTATGGTTCTGGATTGGAATTGAATACTAATGTCAAGAATGATTATTTGCCCTACCTGTAAAAAGGAATGGGATCTTCGTTGGGGAGTTTTTGGACATGATAGTTTGGCTAGACATATGAAGGAGCACAAGTGACAACAGAAATGAATAAGGCAAAATTTGCTGCATATTGGGCTTTAGAGGTTGCCAATGCACCAGATGAAGCATCTCTGCAGTTGTTTGACATGTTTGAAACCTTACTACGCAAAGAAATTGCAACAGAGGTAAGTGGGTTATTAGTTAAGTATGCTCCTGATCCATCTAAAGTTATTGTTGCAAATGAAATTATTAAGTCTGCGCTTGACATTATAAAAGGGGATGAAGACTCTTACTAATGCCAAACTATATCAATGATGGTACACATAACGTACCTGATAATACAATTGCAATTATGGGATATCAATCTGATAAAACCTATGACGTAATTCGTGATATGCGTGGTAACAAGAATAGAGAAGGATTTCCAAAAACTGCATCTGCTTGCTTGCCTATGAGCATTGCAAACCAGACTGGCTTTGCCATAGTGAGCCTTTCAGACTTTAGTATACGCTGGGATGGGGGCCACGAGCCTTCCAGTGTGTCTATAACCTGCGAAGATACCGTTCCTGAAGGATTCTATGGACATGGTGAAGACAACGTATACGGTAACTCAAAGCAGATGATTGCCCCATTCTATTCTGGAATGATATCAATTAAACATGACTTTTTTATTAGAACCCCGCTTGGTATTAATATGTTTGTTACTCAAGTTCCTAATAACTTTATCCCCGCAACCGTTCCAGTATCTGCAATGATTGAGACTGATAATGCTGTTAGAGATTGGGTGTTTAACCTTAAGATTACTGTTCCTAACATCGATATTCATATTAAGAAAGGCGATCCACTTATTGGTTTGATTCCAGTCCCTCGTTTCTTTGCAGACTCATTTACACTAAAGAGTGCATATGATATATTTGATACGGAAACATTAAGAACAACATTTAACGAAGCCTTGATGTCTAGTGCTGAGATTAAAAGTTTAATAGATGATGCTGGAGATCCACTATCAAAAGACATTGAGGGTGGACTAAATGGTTTGTATGCTTTAGGTAAAACAGTTGGCGGTTTTGAATTTTATAATCATCAAAAGATAATTGGAAAACCGAATGGCTGATCCAAATGTAACAGAAATTAAAGCAAAGCAGAATATTGTAAACATGAGATGGATTGCTTATGGTGTTCTTGATGGTAATAGAAATATTATGACAAGTGTAACAACTGAAACTGCACAACAGGCAGTTGATGATTTAATTAGTTTTGCAAAAAGATTAAAGCAAGACGAGCAACAGTAGCCAAGTTGGTTAAGGCCCCGAACTCATAATTCGGTTATCGTAGGTTCGAGTCCTACCTGTTGTACTAGGCGAGTGTTGCATAATGGTAGTGCACCATCCTTCCAAGTTGGTTGTGCCAGTTCGATTCTGGTCACTCGCTCCAGACCTCTGTAGTTCAGTGGAAAGAACGTTGGACTTCTAAGCCAAGCGTCGCAGGTTCGATTCCTGCCAGGGGTACTTCTATAAGAAGAACATATGCGTGTGATAGAAATACTGACCTATCTAAATTTTTATTTGATGTATAGAATACCTGATTTGTTTGAGGAAGATAAATAATATATTGATCAAAATCAATAGTAAAATCATTTAAGTAATCTGTTTTAATTAATAACATTTTTTTTATGTGGTTAGGATGTATCTTTAGTTTAGTCGAGTCTTCAATCTTGCCAATTATTTCTTCTAAACTTTCTAAAACAAAATTAGAAAACTTTATCTTTGGCATTTCTTCTTTACTATATGAGTAAGGATTAATTAGTTCTTTATTAATGTCTAACAAGGTTGTAGAGAATCTATCAGTAATGCTTTCATGATACTGCTGTAAAATAAAAAAAAACTTTTCATGATCTTTGAAGGCATCGTTAAAGCCGTACATAATTAAATTCTTTCAAGTAATGTATTATATAGTTTTAGTATTTCTTGATATTGTTCAGTTGACTGTATGTATGAAGCAACCATATCATAGTGATCTTTATTCACTTCATCATCAACAAGACCACGTCTGACAAACGCATTGCCAAAATCTCTTTTATGCTTACTTCCAGAAATATCAAGAATACTTTCAATAGTTTTAATTGGATCATTCTTCATTTGATCAGTAGAGAATACTTTGATATCTTTATTTAAAATTGCACACTTCATATATGATTTATAAACCATCATTTGATGATTAATAAACTTAATATCCTTTTCAGAAAGGACTAACTCTTCTTTAATGTTTTCTTTTTTCATTACTTCACTGCCGTATATAATTTGTCCTGTTTTGCCAGTGAACCAACCACAAACATTGATTGCAATGTTTTCTGCTGGCTCTCTAATTACTGTACATAGAGTTACGTCTTCTCCATAGTTACCCAAAGAAATGACTGGCTCTTTCTTCCATATGATCCACTCACTGCCTTCAGCAAGTTCATTCATATTCTCAGTTCTATCTGCTCTAATTGTTGAAGCAAGTAAAGAATAAAATTGTTCTACCCCAGCATGTGGGTATGCATTAATTAGTATTTTCATTTTTCTTCTTATGTTTAGGTCTATAGTCATCAAGAATTGCTTTAATTGTTCCGTCTTTTCTTAGACGAACAATCTTTCCATCCTTAATTTGTGTAGGATTGAACGCTGTTGATTTTCTTTTTGGCATATGACAATTGTACCACAATATGGTATAATTAATAGGCCTGCCCAATAGGGGGGTAAATTAAATTATTCGCTTGAAAGGGGAATAAAATGAACGCAACACATGCAACAAACTTTGCAATGGATCTATTCAATGATCCATTTTTTATTGGCTTTAACAGAGAGTTAGGCCGTCTTAACACAGCACACAAAACAAACTCACAATCATACCCACCTTATGATCTTCTTAAACTAGATGAAGATACATTCAGGCTTTCGATTGCAGTGGCTGGTTTTTCCAAGGAACATATTAATGTTTCAGTAGATAATGGCAGCCTCATTATCCAAGGGGAAATCATTGAGGTAACAGATGCAGAGGTAGTTCACAAGGGCATTGCAACTCGTAAATTTGTACGATCATTTGCACTTGGAGAATATATGGAAGTATCTTCGGCTGAACTCAAAGATGGAATGCTGCACATCGATGTAGTAAGAAATGTTCCAGAAGAGAAAAAGCCAAAGTCAATAACTATTTTGTAGTATAATTGATGTATTCCGTAATCGGTTGGTCCGCAAGGATTTTCTAAACGGATGGTCGATGAAAAGACAGTCAGCAGGCTGAAACCCGTGGCTGATAGACCTGAGCAGTCGTCTATAAACTGCTCATTTACTAACAATGGAGAGCAATGATTAAAGTTAACAACTATGTACAGGTAATTGGCATTGAGGAATATGACTTACAGCCAGCAAAAGTTTTGAAGATCCTTGAAGATTCATATGAACTTGAGATGAGAGACAATACAGTTAAGGTTTTCCCTGCTGCTAACGTCAAAGAAAAGAAAAACTGTGTCTGTGGACAATCAGCAAGAGGACCTTGGTGTGATGGATCACACTCTAGGCATTAATTTCAGAATCAAAAACTCTAGATATATAAATATTTTGTAGACTTTCTGCTCCAAACGAAAAGAATCTAACTTTCCACTCTTTGTTGACTTCTAAGAATGTGGTAACTGCTTGCATGACTTCATAAGGATGAAGTGGATCATCTGGGGCAGTTGAAAAATCATCAATCCCAATAATTCCATAAGGTTTTACTATTTGAGAAGCATATAGTAGTTCATTGTATACATTATGAAAAGAGTGATCAGAGTCTAAATATATAAAGTCAAATTTATCAACAATGTTTGATGGTATATATTCTGGTAACAGTATTTCAGATTTCCCTTTTCTAACTTCAACTTCTGGATTATTTTTAAATCTTTCACAAACAAAAAAGTAATTTTCATTGGCGTCATATCTATTTTCTGCGTTTGGCATCATATCTGAATTATCAAAAGTATCTATAAGCACTAACTTATTAAGTTTAAGGCCATCAACAAGAGCCTGGGCATAGTCTCCAGCAGCAGTGCCAACTTCCATAATACGTAAATCTTTATTCATTCCAGCAAGTATATCTATTATTGAGTGACGATTTGGCAAAATTTTTGCTTCTGATACTTGCTCTTCACTAATTTCGAGTATGTTATATGGGGATACTGCAGGCATGCCTATCTTATCGCATTGACACAGGTATTCCTTTACTTCTTCTGGTGGTACTAGCCGCCATACATCCCCCACTTTTTTTGCATTATGCTTCATACTATATATAATACCATATGCTATAATTGTTGTATGCATCCGTTGACCCCTTCTTGGTATAGGCCAAGGCCAGAATTAAAAAAGATAGATAATATTTCTTCAATTATAGGTATTGATACTAATAACATTAAAGTAATTGAGAACTGGATATCTGATGAAGACTGTGAAAGGGCTATGAAAATTATATCCAAGACACCAGTTAACCATGCAGCCACACACTCATATCCTATACATAACACAGAAGGCTATGAGGGAGAGACACAAGAAGAAAGATTATTTGCAGAAGAGTTTGGTAAGAAGATGGTTGCTCTTGGTGAAGAACTTTATGGTCTGCCATTGTTAAGAGATCAAAGGTTTTTGTATGTAGTTCATCCAACTGGAACATACATTGATCCTCATACGGACATTCTAGATATTACTGATCCCGACTACGAAGGTGATACATACGAGTCACAGCGTGAAAGGTTCCCATATCTCTGGAGTGGTCACCTATCTATCCTTGCTTATCTCAATGATGATTACGAAGGTGGGGAATTGTATTTTCCAGAACATGATTTTGGAGTTAGACCTAAGAAGGGTATGATAATCTTTTTCCCAGGAAACTTACACTACGTTCACGGCGTTGCGCCAGTAACAAGTGGCACAAGATATACACTTTCTCAATGGTCAAAGTTTAAAGACTTTATAGCAAAGCCAGAAAATGCCTAGAAAACCAATACATCCTTTAGGTCAAGATGAGTTTAAATTATTTGCTTCTGATGAAATAGAAGATTCTGAAAAGATAAGTCAAGAACAACTAAATGGTGCAAAACTTTTTACCTCTAGGGAAGAGTATGCAAAAAATTTTAAACAGGGCATTAGATATTTAGAAGTTGGTGTTGCTTGGGGTTATTCTGTTAAGATGTTCCTTGATTCAACAAATGCAGTATCTGCTGACCTTGTTGATTGGTTTAATCAAGACCTAAGATGTTGGTCATGGAGAAAATTTGGCGCATGCCAATGTTCTGGAATGAAACATGAACTACTATATACCCCAGATAAACATCAAGAGTATATCATTAATAAGTTTGCTAATTATCCAAATGTAATAACCTATAAGGGTGACTCAAAAGATGTACTTCCAGAATTAATAAAAGATGGTAAAGAATATGATCTCATCTACATAGATATAACCAACTATAGATTTACAACAAGGGATGCACTTAGAAATGCAGCAAAGATGATACCTATTGGCGGAGTCATTGGAATGAATGATTACCTTATTTATGATGGGATAATTGAAGAAGAACCGTACGGTACATTTCAAACTGTAAATGAATTTTTACAGTATAATAAAAACTGGGTTGTTGATGCTATTGCTTTACACAATTTAGGATTTTATGATATATACATTAGGAGGATTGCATGAGCACGATGAAAGATTTTGATCATTTTAATGTTATACCTGAAAAAATTAGGGATAGCACAGCGACTTGGGATTTGTTTTGGGATGAATTTGATATAACTTGGGCACAAAGCAAAGAATACTCTAAAACAAAACATTTTACAGTTAATCCAGCAGAATCACAACAGGCTTTTGGCACGTTGGATGATGGAGAAGTTACATATGATTACAATAGTGATTGGTTTAGATGTGATGAGTTTACTACTGAACACCCTGAAAAATATCATATTGTATTTTCAGGATGTTCTGAAACAGAGGGTGTTGGATCACCGCTTGAAACCGCTTGGGCAAAAATTGTACATACAAGACTAAAAGAAAAATTTGATGTTGGTGGTTACTATAGCCTTGGAAAATCTGGACAAGGTTGGCACAAAGTTATATCGTCTTTTTTAGTATATATTAAAAAATATGGCAAGCCAACTCATTTCTTTGTGTTATTGCCAAACGTAGCAAGAGATTATGTTTGGAGTGATGAACGTCAAACTTGGAACTATCAGCAAAAACTTCCCTTTACTTCAAATAAAAAACATTTACCAGAAGAGATGGTTGATCAGGTAACCACTCTGGATCAATACAGAGATGCTTTTGTTCACTTTAGTCTTGCGTGGAAACTATTTGAAGCATTTTGTAATGCAAGCAACATTAAATTAATATGCTCTAGTTGGAACTACGAAGAAACTTGGAACCTTAAATTTCATAACCATATGCCCAGTTATTTTCCATTAGATAAACCAGATTTTGAGGATTATGTAAAAATAAAAAGGCCTAATGGTAAATTTAAAGATAGAGACCTTAGAAGACGAGATAATCATTCTGGTGTTTTGTATCATGAATGGTGGGCAGATGAATTTATGCGCCACACATTAGATAGGGGCCTATTTGATGATTAGGAAGATACTATTCTGGTACCGTTTTAGAAAAATAAACAAAAAATTAAAGAAAAATCCACAAAAATTCATATACTAGAGATATGATATAATTGTTTACAGTTTAACCTTATAAGGGGGATCAAATGGATAAAGATAAGTTAGCAAACAAACTTGCTGGTAAGTCTGTAAGTAGACGTGGCAATGAGTTTACGTTTAAAGAACTCGCACCAGGAATTCATGTGTATGGAAACATCTGGCCTGAGTCAATGGAGTTTATGAAGAAATTAGAAGATACACATCAGTTTGATCGTGAAGATTATTATGATGAAGAGATTGGCAAGAAGGCAAGTACTTGCTGGGTATACCATAACGAAGATATGGCTGATGCTTTTGAAGAGGTTGTCGACTCATATTTATTTATGTGGGATCTTGGTCCACTAACAAGAGAAGCATTTAGAATTACTAAGTTTGAAGACAATGAATTTTTCTCAGTTCATCCTGATGATTCGTATGGAACTCCAAGAACTGCATCTTTTGTTTATTATCCAAATGATAATTATGAGGGTGGAGAGTTAGAGTTTGTTCACTTTGGATTAAAGTATAAGCCAAAGGCTGGAGAACTACTATGCTTCCCATCTGGATATTCATATCAACATAAGATTCATAAGAAGACTGGCGGAGATACACGATACACTGTTGTATTCTTTGCTTGCGAAATCTCACAAAAAGAACGAGATGCAAGAATGGAAACATTAGACTTTCCTTATCAGCCTAAACTAGAATACATCTTAAGAAAATAAAAACTAAATAAAAAAGGGGGCCTTGATTGGCCCCCTTTCTTTTTGCCAATTTACTTCTTTGCTGCTGGCTTCTTCTTTGCAGGAGCCTTCTTTACGGTTGCCTTCTTAACTGCAGTATCAACTACTGCTGCATCTGGAAGACGTCCAAACGCTGTGTCGTTAGGATTGATTGCACGGATTGCTACGGGCGCTAATGCAGCCAATAGAGAGTATGCAAGTGTCTTAAGATCTGTCACACCTGACATATAAAGTGCAAGACCTGCACCAAGTACTGATCTTCCGTATGACGCTAGTAGTGCTTTGATTTGTTCATTCATATTATTCCTCCTAGGATATAATTTGTGTTAGTGTAGTAAAACCAATCCAGAGGCCAATAATTCCTGCGACTCCCGCAAAAACTGGTGGTGCTGGTACTGGTAATTTGAATGCAGCAAACACGATTCCGCATCCAAAACCTGTTAGTATTGATAGAAAAACTTCCTTCATCGATAACCCTTTTCTGATAACTCTAAATAATGTTCTGTACACACATCAACTATAGTTGTCTCTGTGCCATATACTTTTTCTGCTTCAAGTTCACAATTGACTACCTGGCAAGAATAGAATGCATCATATGCCATATCGTGGTGTGACTTAAACTTTATCATTCCTCAATTTTACCATAGTCATCTGGTATGAACTTGATTAATTCCTTATACGCAAGGCTTATATCTCTCATAGCAGGGTGAAGAGGTGTCTCCATGACGCTACTGTATTCATCAAAATACTCTACGTGGCCACCGACTCTTTGCTTGAAATTCCAGATACCAGCCTGTACATTTTCAATATAGGCGTATGCCCAGTTTCTAGAGTCTGCAACAAACTTTAAAAATCCATCATCTTCTTTTGGTTCTGGATCTTTCTTTTCTTTTAATTCTTTAACTTCATTTTCAATTTTAATAGTATAATCAAGAACCTCTTGTTTAATTTTAGTTTCAAGTTTCTTAAGACTATGTCTCATTCTGATATTATCTATAACAACACCAAAAAATAATATTAAAAAAACAAAGAAACCTATAAAGTTTAGTATGTTTGACATTTACTTTCCACCGTCTCTAACTAAAAGAACAATCGCTCCATTTTCTTCAAGTGCTTGTTTAACTTTTAACATATACTGAAAAGCCTCAATCTTATCGTCATGATAAAGATTAAGAAAATCTTTTTCACTTGCCTTTACTGTAAGAAAGTGTTCGTTGTCAATGATTTGTAGCCTAAAGTTTTTAGGTGGGGTAATTGATCTAAAAGCCTTTTGCATATCACTTGTATACATCTTAGTCGTTTGTAAGATACTGCCATGTATCTCCCCATTGCAACTTAGTTTTATGGCGATTGAATTCTTTTGATATCTTTCCGTCTTCAAGGTATATGCCACCCCAAACGCCGTACTCTTTACCAGTAATACCAATAGCAAAACATTCTTTCTTTACGGGACACTCTGAACAGAGTTTATCAACTGCAAGTCTTAACTCTGGTTGGTCCTCATACTTTTCAAAAAATATGTTTGTGTCATACTCCAAACATAAGGCTTCATCTTTCCACAAATGCTTATTCAATTTATCCTACAAACTTGGAGGGTATATCCCAGCCATTCCTTGTTGGAATAAATCTGCGAGCCATATACCAAGATCCATCCTTGAATAGCCCATATTGTGATGTACGTGCCTTATCTGTTTTGTATGAGTTGACTACTGTCCAGCCATCCCATGACAAAGAGTTGTTTGATGCCACGATTGTTTCCATGTCTTTTAGTTCTGTTACGATCATTTTATACCCCTTAGTATTGGAAAATTCCTACTTCAATTTGATTTTGTTCTGCTTGGTATACCAGTTTAGATTTTTGCTCATTAGGATTACTCAAGAAAACAAAGTAATCAATTCCAGCAACATACATCTTTTCATCAATCTCGCTTGGCGGAACCATACGATATTTAATTTTTTTGCCTCTTGCCTTCATCCCTCTTTCAGACAAGTTCACAAACTCTGACACCATGGCATTGATATTACCTGGACCTGCACTATAGAGATCAAATGTCTTATCGTCTTGTTTAAGGTTTGACATGGCTACAGCCATGGCTCTAAGAAAAACATTGTAGTCTGCAAAACTACTTGTTCCCTGTACTCCCACTATCATGACTTTTCCCGTCTCTTAGTTTATCCATTATAAACAGCATCTTATCTAATTGTACCTTATCCATATGTATGGTGTCAACTATACGTGCAGTCGATCCATCAACATTCTTACCCTCTAAATCAGCAACAAAGAATGAGTTGTCTTTGATCCAGTAGGCTTGTCCATCAACGATGATTACCTTGATGTTTGTTTTTGCTTCTAACTCCATTGACTGTGACTTCCTGGGTGCCTTTAAAACCTCTTGTGGGGGCAATACAGGCGATACTATAGAGTGTATGTGGCTCTGACTATACCTAACCACTAATCTATCATTGCTAAAACTATTTAATGATATTATTTTTGTAGTAAAAAATACAAGGGCAAATGTTATCACAGAGCCAAGAAAATATTCCATTTAACACCCCCTATATCACTAATTATATCATTTTTGTTGAAGAACAATTCTTATTATTTCTTTTAAAGTATACTGCTGAGATTTATCTAATTGCATTATTTCTTTTGCATTTAGAGCCTTATCCGTCAAGGTTACCATAGGGTCCTCATCCAAGAAGTTTATCTCAATAAACCCATGCTCCCAAAGAGCCATGGTCTCTGTTGTAAAATATGTATATAAATCGCTATGTAGTTCTTCATTAACTGACTTCATTTTACTAGTAAAGTTGTATAGGGGTTCTCCAGTGTCTATATCCATACCCGCAATTTCAAGTGCTCCAGACAAAATCAGATCTTCAATGATCGACTCAATCTGCTCATCTTCATTCAACGAAGTCTCCATGTCATTCTTGTAGGGCCTTGATCTATCAGTTGAAACATATGGTGGTTGTATTGGTCTGTTAACTGCTGAAAAATTTCAGGGCTAACCTCTTTCATTTTATCTTTAATTTTATAGAGCATCTCTCCGCTTTGATCATCAATACTATCAATCTCAATTGCATCTTGTAATAGCAGGTGCTCAATGAGCGCTTCCTGTCTTGGATTCATAGTTACTCCTCGTTAATAAAAGATAGAAGTTCTTCTTTTGTTTTGGCGCCAGTAGTTCTGGATACCTCTTTGTTATCTCTAATCAGTACAAATGTTGGCACTGACTTTACACCAAAATCACTTACCATTTCATTCTCAATGTCTGCATCAATCATAAAAAATTTTGCAATAATCTGTTCCCGATTTAACTCTTCAACAATTGGTCTAACCTTTTTACATGGGTTGCACCAGTCTGCTGTAAAGTATAAAACACTCTTCATTTAACTAATACTACACTAAACTTTGTAGTTTTGCAAGTTTTTAGATTTGTAGCAATAAAAGCCTTTTCGGTTTTATCTACTGATAAATTCCATCTAACCTTAATAGACACCCAGTTAACTAAATACTCACAGGCATATGCTTTATTTGTTGGCATCCACTCTGCAGGATCTTGATCACTCTTAGATCTATTAGAGCCACCAGTTACTGCAATTAGGTGGCGTGGATCAACCATATCATTAGCATATTGTTGCTTCTTTAATGCATCCCATGCACTTGCTCCTGAGTCCCAGGCCTCTGCAAGTGGAACCATGTGGTCTACGTCTAAGTTACCTGCATCAGTTACCTTTACGTTGTCATAAATACTTAGCCATTCTCCGCCAATAAGTTTACATCCAGTTTCAATCTTTGGCTTGACAATTGCCTCATCTATAATTACAGATTTGCGTGAGTCGCATCCTATCTGACCTGAACGGCTAATAGTAATCCAGTGCTTGAACAGTGTACGCTTGTATCCTGTACGTACTTCATCTGCTACCTTAAGTGTATTTAAGGCTGTTGTTGCATCTTTATAGGATATTGATCCTGCTGCCTGTGCAGTTCCCCCAAGCATGGCAACACTTATAATTACTGCTGTTAATAATTTACGCATTTTTTCTCCCCCACATAACTCTATTCCAACCACGCTCATGAAAATAATAAAGTATAGTTTTAGTTAGCACTTCAAGTCCTGCAATTGAAGCAGCGGTTATTGCTTTATGTGTTATAAAGTATGACAATACAAAAGTATCTGCTGTTCCAATTATACGCCATGTAATTGCTTTTAGTGCTGATCTTTGTTTAGTTACGTTCATCTACGTCACCACCATACTTGTTAATAAAATGAACCATGTATCCAGCAATTATTAGAGAAACGACAATAGCAATAATGTTTTCTAACATATTAATCACGGCTCCCATGCCAATAGCACCAGCCGTGAACCTGCTTAAACTCTTCTTTAAAAATATCTTGGTATGATCTTTCAATCTTTGCTTTTGCCTCATGATCAATGTTAGGCTCTGGTTCACCAGATGTATAATGGAAAAATATCATATCAACATATTGATCATCTGTAAACAGTTGTGGAACTCTCCAGTGAACTTCATATGAAGGTCTAAATACTAACGCAGAGTTATCTGTAAGAGTAAATACCTTATCTTCAATAACAAGTGGCCACTGTACATTGGACTCTAGTTGATAGTCTACTGTTAGTTTTGCATCTCCTGTATCATAATGAGGTGCAAGTCTTGGCTCCCCAGTTTTATTTGAGTACCTAGTAAATGCAACCCCCTCAACTACAAGGTCTTTGTTATGATTCTCATTAACATATTTAGTCACTTTAGATATTAATTCATAAGGAATCACATCTGCTGCAACGAATAAAACTCTTCCAGACCATGGCTGATTAAGTAGTTTATCTAGAGGTCTTCCGTTCTCACGAATTTCTTCAATAGAAATGTCTATTGCTTCAGAACTATTTAAAAATGTATAGATGCTATTCTTTAAAACAGCAACGTCTTCATCATTAAATAGATCCGAAACAACTAGACTATCCATATTAAATACCCATCTCTTTTCGCTTCTCTGTTGCAGAGATAGCCTGAATAGATGCATCTAGTTCAATCTGTTCAATCTTATATCCTACATCACGACCATAAGAAATATTTGTAATGTTAGGCATCTTAATAACAAATGCTCCAGGAACATCTTCCTGAATGTATTTATTTACATCGCTAAAACTTAGTGGATCTTTTGGTGTCATGCCCTGTGTATGTCTGACGCCAAGAACAACCTGGTAGGCTTTCTTTTTTGCTTCTTCATACAAGGCTCTATGACCTTCATGCCACGGCTGGTAGCGACCTAGCATTAAGACTGTATCTTCTTTCCAGTCTACCATTCCAAATTTACGGACTACAGTAATTGCACGAGTGGGAAGTGCATCAGTGTGCTCATCTCCAGTTACTTCAATTCTATGGTCATAGTGGATAGGATCTTCCCAAAGTTTATTTGTATCTTCAAATCGACCCTCCTTGATTGTGTCTACCCAGACAACAACATCTGCTTCACCAAAGGCTTTGCGTGTTTCTTCTGTAGGGCAAACAAAATCCACAAGAACTGGCTTATCTTGAATACCTTCAAGGAGTCGTGCCAATTCTCCCATGCGACGTGCTTGTTCAATTCTATCTTCTGGGCTAAACCCAAGATCTTTATTTAATCCAGCACGGATTTGATCTGCGTTTAAGTGTATTGCATTTGTTCTATCTCTTACGGCATCAGCAATTGCTGTTTTACCTGAGCCTGGTAGCCCTAAAAATTGAATTATCATCGTAGTTTCTCTCTCTCATCTAGAATGCTTATTGCAAACTTCATCATCTTGTCATATCCAACAGCATTGTCCATCACTTTATTGTAGTGGTGCCCACAAAAAAATAGGTCCCCTGCAATACCATTAACTTTAACTAAAGCCTCAGAATTACATCTATCACATCGATCATGGGGTGACAGTTGCCATTCTTGCTGAACATCATCTTTAATCATTGTAAACATTATACTACCGCTTTCTGTTGTCGGTGGAATAAAATCCACTGCCGTTGAATACTGCTCCTATATTAGAGTATACACGTTCCAGAGGAACATTGCAAGTCTCACAGTTATATCCTGGATCATCTTCTTTGATTGATCGAACTTTTACTACGATATCGTTGCAACCTGCAGTACATTTATATTCGTACGCTGGCATCTACTTCTTCTTTAGTTGCCAAACAGGAAGATTAACTTTTGTATCTTCTAGTTTATATCCTAAGATAGATACAAACGCTTTGATAAGTTTAATTCTCATTATTTTACCCTCTTTCCAAGTTTTGCCCAAAGTCTTTCATGTATGAAATATCCTAGCGCTTCCCATGCAATATAAATTAATGCACCAAGGCTTGCATATTCCCACTCTCCAGTAAACAAGTAGATAACTCCTGCAACACCAATAAGGTGAAAGGTTTCCCAACTGACTGTTTTGAGTAAAGTTCTCTTAGTTGATTCCATTATTTGACCTTGCTTAACAGCGGTACATCTTCTTCTCCAGCATACACTGGACGACCCCAACCAACAACAGCGTTAATCAACTTCTTCTTGTTGTCTTTTACATAGCCACGAGTCTTCTCTACGCACATTCCGCCATTGCGCTGGTCTCCTTTTGCAGTTCCTGAAGTGTTTCCTTCAATAACTTGAATTGTTCCATCACCATTGTTCTTAATACAAAGACCAACATGGGAAATTCTGTTTACTCCATCATCTGGAAAATCAAAATAGATCCAGTCTCCTGGAGTTGGATCATCGTTACGAGCATCTGCCCAACGACCTTCTTTTTTAAATTGATCTGATGCTGCTACTGTTGATGCAGATTTAGGAAATTTTGCTACCCCCGCAGTAAATGCACACCAAGAAACGAATGACTGGCACCATGGTTGGAAGTTAACCTTCATCCATGCGCCATACTTTGTTTCATTATCTTTAGGGCCTTCAATTGTGCCCACTTCTTTCTTTGCAACCTCAATGATTGCTTTTAATGTTCCTTTATCAGCCATTTTTTCCTCCTATAGGATATGTATTAATTATACCAGATTAGCGTGTAATTGTAAAGTTGTATGCTTTTTCCCAGGCTAAAATATCAGCCTCATCATTAAGAAGTGGTTGACCTTTAATATTAAGGCTGGTATTAAGAAGAACTGGCACCCCAGTCTGTAAATAAAACTTATTTAAAGTCCTCCATAAGCCACGGTGTTGATCCTTGTTTACAGTCTGGACCCTTGAGGTTCCATCTTTATGAACCACTGATGGTATTTTATCTGGCTGTAAACATTTAACCGTATACTGCATATACGGAGAATCAAAGTCCATATCAAACCACTTGTCTGCAAACTCCTCCATAACAACTGGAGCAAATGGCCTAAAGAGTTCTCTTTGTTTAATTAAATTAACTTTGTCTTTTATTAGTGGATCTCTTGGATCAGCAAGAATACTTCTATTCCCTAATGCTCTTGGACCATACTCTGCTCTTCCTGATGCTACTGCTACGATTCCATCTTTTAGTATGCCGTCAATTATTTTGTCAACTGGATATTCCCCGCCTAAGTCGTGACCTAGGTATGGATCTTTCCATTCAATATGTTTTCCATATAACGCTGCTGCTGCACCTAAAGAACTTCCAGCATCTCCTGGGTTGGGCATAATCCAAACATCACCAAAAATATTCCATAACAGGGTGTTGGCAGAAGAGTTTAAAGCGCAACCACCCATAAACACAAGGTTGTCTTTGCCCGTTATATTGTACGCCATATGCATAAATTCATTTAGCCTTTGTTGATAAACAAATTGAACTGCAGCAGCAATATCAAACTTATCCTGCTCAGATTCAATCCATCCCCAGTCAGTAATTCCTTTATGAAAGTTATACTTTTGTTGATCATACTTTGGAAAATAGTCATCAATTTTTCTGTAATATTTTGTCCAGTCGCCATATGCTGCCATACCCATCATAATATATTCTTCTTGATTTGGCATTAGGCCTATTAGTTGTGTGAAAGCAGAATAGAATAATCCAAAACTAACTGGATAGTTTTGTTTGTACTTAAGTCTGATCTTGTCTCCTTCTCCAACCCAGATTGTTGAGGTATTGTATTCACCAATAGCGTCAAGAACAACTATGACCGCATCATTAAAAGGACTGGTGTAGTACCCTGCACAAGCGTGAGAGTAGTGATGCTTAAATGATTTTCTTGGAATATTATCTATATCAAATTTTGGAAGCCAGTCACCTGAACCGCCTCTAAGAAATAGCCTTGATCTTTTTAGTAATGGCTTTTCATAGTATGCTACATAATCTGGTTTTCCATACTGCAAAGCATCTTGAATTAAATTATCATTCACATACCAATCATTTTTCTTTTTGCTATATCGCTCAGCATGTCCTGCAAAAAGAATCTCCCCATCCTTTATTAAGGATACAGATGCATCATGTGATGTTTCATTAACTCCAAGGATTATCATTCTGCTCCAGTAGAGTCTCTTTTTTGTTCCAACGGAACATTGTGATACCAGTTTGGTAGGGCATATCTTGGACCTCTTGTCACGGGATATACTTCATGAACATACAGGAAGTTTGATGGAAAGAATAATACGCTCCCTGCTTCAGGTTTAAATTTTAATCCCGAATGCCTAAACTCTATCTCTCCACCTTCGTAATCGTCGTTAAGGTATAGAAGAACAGATAAAACCCTAGTGCTTATTCCTTGATCCTGATGTGCTGGAAGGTGCCCAGTTTTATCATATCTAAGAAGATGCATTGTTTTTTCTCTAGACTTAATATTCTTTTCTGCAAAGGGATATAATTCTGTTGAGTAGTGCTCAAGCGTTATATCTAGTGCTCCAAATAATTCATCAGAAATGAAAGTTTGCTCATCTAGATATATATCAGACTTTGGAATGTCCTTTACTTGCGGTATAAATTTTTGCATATTGAATGTAAGCATATTAGCACCATCACCATATGTCCATGGGACCCAGGGCTTTACAGAAGTTTTAAATGGTGCTGGCTTGTCTTCTTGATACCTAGCATCAAGTTCTTCAATTTTATTAATTAACTCTGCTGGATTGTTTACAATATTTTTATAGTAAACCATTCCAAGATCAAGTATCTCATAGTTTAACAAGTGGGTAATCCTTTGCTTTCCATTTATTAAATCCAGGATGGAATTCTGGATCAGCATGTGCTGGTAAAGATGTATGCATGTATAAACCAGTGTATCTATCTCCTCTGGTTACAGTTGTAATTCCATGGATATACTCTGTTCCTGCTCCTGGGAAAAATACAGCAGAATATTGTTTTGGTTGATACTCAAACTCTTGGTTTGGGAAATAAATCTTTCCACCATCATACTCTGACTCATTATTTAAATACATAATTGTGCTAAACTCAATCCAAGGCTCTGGACCTTGTGCGTCAATATGTAGGTCACCTTTTGTTCCAGTTTGCCAATGTGATCCGAACGCCTTAAATACGTAGATGTCATTCTTAAAGCCCATGAGTTCTTTATGCATCTGATTTGATTTATGACCATACTTGATCATGATATCCTGTACAGTTTTATTGTACGGCAATGAGGTACCACCAAACCTTTTGGCGTAATACTTTGGATACTCATTTACTTCTGATGGATTTAGTTGCTCGTCAATTAATGTCTTAGCATCTTCTGGCGAGATGAAGTTCTCTATTACTGTTATTCTATGCATTATTCCTCCTGTATTAATTATACCATTAGTGAATTGACTTGGTTTTTGCTACAAATCTTCTGGCATCAACCTTATTGAAATCTAGTTTATCTGGGTCATATTCAACATCATTTCCATCGAATGGCAACTTTTTTATTAGTTTAAGATCAATACCGTGAAATACTTCAAAATCTTCACGGCTTCTTTTCCTTGCCCCAAGAAATAGGAACTTGCTTTTTCCTGTATTTAATAGGTTGACTACCTCATTGTAGTTATGGTTTAAGGAGAATGGAGTATATATGTTTCCAATTGTTGGTGACTCTGATATGCTAAAAAATTTTGTAGGGCAAGAATAAATATCAAAGTTGGCAGAGAACATGTCAAGAGACATGGTTTCTTCTTCTCCATTGTACTTTAGGTATTCTGGATACTTCATATGGTGATGAAATATTTCTTTTGTAGTAAAAATAAAATCTCTATCTATATAGTTAGTTAATGTAAAGTCTTCACAGTCTGTTTTTTGTACGTCTATATAAAAAAGATTGTTGTTGGAAAGTTTTACAGAATGGTTTCCAGAAATAAGAATCTGCTTATCTTGCATAAAGTCTAATAAATTTTTATCCCAATCTTTTGTCAGCATTACTGAGTCGCCCAACTGCAAGACATATTCTGCCCTTGAGTTTCTAATTGCTTGATTTTTAATTGAGCATGGAGATTTTTGAGAATCCCAAAATATGTGAGTGTAGTACGCAACTCCAATAGACTTAAATAATTCTGTTCTATCAAGAGGATGTTGATCTGCAACATAAACTGTTATCTTATTGTCTCCGCTAGACATCTCTTTTAGGTTAGTTACTGTTTCTTTTAATTTCTTTCCCTTATAGGAGTAAATAACAACATCAATAGTTTTACTCATTTTCGTTGTCAATCTCTATCTCTTTACTATTCTTAGTTCCAAATCTTTTTCTTATCCATGCAGTCTCTTTATAATATCCATAGAGTCTTGATCTTCTATTTTCTGCTGCCAACTCGTGCTTGTCTAAATCTTCTTCAGTCTCAAGGACTTCGCTTTCCCAATCCTCACGCTTAAAAGGAATTATTTGGAATATAGGAGTTCCCTTTGGAATCAAGCCTATAAAATCTTTTTGTAAAAAGAATGCAGTAAATACTGGCAGTCCCCAAATATCTGACTCAACAATTCCAGACATAGTATAAAATGGCAGATCAAATCTATTCATTGGGTGCGTAATTAAAACAGAGTAGCCTGGGGGTGTTTCGTAATACCAATTCATTCTCCAGCCGTAATGTATTGGATGACAGTTGTTTGGTACTGGAAGTTCGATTGTTGGTCTCTTATCTATCATCATGACCTCACCTTTCCAAGACACAATAGGTTTACCCTTTTCATCTTGATCTACATATACATCATCTTCTAACACGTACATATAGCCACCAGTTAAAGCATCAAAGAATGGCATGCACATTTTTGTTGCAACCATTGCACCATCTGTTCCTATATTATTTTTTACTCCAAGAGTTATATCGTCATTAGATTTATCAAATCTTGTCAAACTCTTATACCACTCTGGAACAGTGCTTACTCCTGGTACTGGTGCAGTTAATCTACCATCATGCCCCGTAAATCCTGGTGTAAATTTTATAGATAAAGGTTTTTTCACTTAAATTCTTTCTTGCTTCTAAACTTTAGTTTATATGCATTAACAAAATTACTTCTGACATTAAGTCTTTGCTTTGTTATAACAGCGTTTGCTTCTTTATTTTCAACAATCTCCATTTCCCAATCTTCACGCTTAACTGGGATAACTTGAACAAGCGGTGTGCCTTGCTTTATTACTCCCTTAAAGTTTTTTCTAACAAGGAAAGATAAGTGACCATCACTAATAAACTTATCAGTGTCTACATATGCACCCATTGCATAGAATGGAGAAGAGTCTTTATGAACTGGATTCATAAAAATACAACTATATCCTTCTTCCGTTCCAACAGAATAAAATGGCATAATTCTGAATAGGTCCTTATGATAAAGTTCTTTGTCTATTGGGTAATGAGAATACTGTAGAATATCATGCTTTGATATCATGTCCACCGCAAATTGTTTCAATGTGATTGGAACTGACCATTCAATTTTTTCTGGGTTTGTTGCATCAATATAAATATCACAAGGGCATAAAATTAAATATCCAGCAGTCATATAATCAAATACAGGCATACATCTTTTTACTGTAGAAGACACATTTCCCATTGGTAAAAACTTTGCATCATCGATGGATCCAGGTTGATCCCTGTACCATTTTGGTACAAGTCTAGATGCTGGAATTGGTTCAGGAGCAAACGACTGGGTTTTCTCGCTGAATGGGTAAAATTTAATCTTGTTCATAAAAGTTCCTAACTCTCTGTATCATTATATCATCTGCTTCAAAAACCATATCGAACATGGGCTGTTGCCTTTTAATCTTGCCAAACTTTGGAGAAACCATATGCTTCCCAGTATTTTTAAAACTAAAGTCAACGAAGTGTGGCTCAACATATACCTCAGTTTTATCTGTCTTTTTATAAGAAGCAGAAGATTCCTGTATAAAGAATGGAGACTCTACGTCAGGTCTTACATACCTTACCTCAATGTCCTCATCAATAAACCAAGGAACGTAAAACTTATAATATCCCAAAAAGCAATCTTTTGGTCTATCATATGTGTTTTTTGTTCTATAGTATTGTCTCATCCAAGGTCGATCTAAATTAAAAAACTCCCCGCCCTTTTTTATTAACAAAAAGAACTCTGCGTGATTTCCTTGTCTTAAAGTAACAGTATTGCCAATTATAGATATAAGTTCTGGTTTTGGATACAGAGCCTCTACGTATTTATTGATTGGCTTTATTACTGAATCAGAGTACTTTCCTTTTAGGACATACTCATACCTAGTCCATTTTTCAGGCAGCCTAGACTTTTTACTGATCTCAGAGAATACTGGATCAAATGTTGTGTACCACACGTTGAAGTCATATTTATCTTCTTCGTGAAGCATAAGTGGTTGTTCCATCTTTACTTCCTTGCTGGTCTGGCAGGTTTCGATCCTGCGACATCCGAATTAACAGTTCGGCACTCTACCAACTGAGTTACAGACCATTATACACTATTAGGAAATTGGGTTAACAATTCCCTTTGGTGTATTAGCCGTTACCCACATTGATGCTACTGCTGCTGTTGCTGATGATGATGTCTGTGATACAGGACCAAATGCAGTATTGTATGCCCACTTGCTACCATCTAATGATAGTCGAGCAAAGTAATCTGTATTGGCATCAAAACGTGCCATAGCATTTCCCTTTTCATCAGCATGTGCAACTGCCAGAGTATTAGCAATGCATCCTGGATAACTGACAGATTTGTTAGTGTCATTACCTGCTGCTGCAAAGACTGGAATACCAGAAGACTCTAGATCATTAATAAGTGATCGAATTACAACATCATCGGCAAGACGAGCCTTTGGTGTATTGACTGGTCCAAATGGAGTGCATTCTAGACTTGTCTTATTGAATGTTAGCGAAATTGAAACAGCCTTTACTTTAGCCTTGTTATTCTTTACCCAACTTAGAGATGAGATAAGTTGACTTGGAAAGACATCAGATTGTGCGCTTGATGCACAAATTGGAATGATGCTGATAGAAGGATTTTGCAACTTTGCTACAGCATACATTGCAGTTCCATGATTATACGGATCAGATGCTTTTGCATTTGCAATTGGCTTTGACTGTGCACACGCTGCACCTGTAGATGTGATTGGATTTTGTGCAACGCTTGACTGGAAATAAGAGTCAATAATTACAAGAGACTTAACGTCTGCTGCTTGTGATTGCACTGGTACTACAACTGAAAATAATACTGCTACTAATGCTACGATCTTTTTCATTTTATTCCTTTTCGTTTATTACGATATCATCAATCTGATGACATGTTGACAAGGGTCTCCCCCTGCCTCCCATTCTTCTACTTCTTCTTCCCCCATATATGCATATCCGCCATCATGTGTATTGCAATAAGGAGGAGTTACCCATCCCCGATCAATACCATTTGAAAGCCAAATACCAAACTCTTGCTCTTCTGGAGATAAATCTTCTTCGTCACTGTAGTTCATATTATAAGTATACCCTCACACACTGACAATGTCAACTGGACCCATGCATGATGGGTTAAATTTTATTGCAGCATTTACTGCTTGAAGAACTCTGCTCCTTGCATTTTTTTGTTTATCTGTTGCATATAGAACACCGTAAGCATACTCTGCTCCTGAACCCATAGCAAGGTATGGTAATGTGTATTTAGATAAAGACATGTCTACAGAACTATGTTCATATATTTGTCCACGAATTGCAATTATTAATCCAAGGTCTCCTTCTTTTGAAGTGTCAACCCAAAACTCATTGTAGAATTCTCTAAGTTCTTTGATAAACTTAGTTTGCATAAACCTATCAGTGTCTCTTATGTTTGGGGCAGAGGGTTTAAAATTATATCTAATTCTTTCCCCGTCCATTGATCCAGCATAACCAATTAGGTATGGTCCAATCTTCCAAACTTTTGGGGCATCAAGTGCTAAGATAGTTCCATCGTCAGAGGCGCCACGGTCTCCAGCCATATAGATCTTGTCTTCATGTCTTACTACAGCAATACAAGTCATTCTGCGTGGTAACCTTTCGGATATAGTGTTATTATTACTTTTTGTATTTCGTCTTCTTCTGACCAAAGCCTACTATTAGTATACACGAATTCTAGGATCTTGTCAAAGACCCCATCAACATGTATTTCAGTGTCCATACTAAGATTCATCTGAAAGTCTGCTTCCCAATCATTACTAAAATTATCTGATAGTTCTTTTATTACCTCTTCCAAACCTTTAGATTTTAATATGATGACTGTTGGTTTATTTAATAATCTAATCTCTTCAAATGTTTTTTCTTTATTTGATAAATGTTGAAAGTTTCCAGCAAAATAAAATGAATGAACATTTCGCTTTCCATTAACTACTGCACTTATAACTGAGTTGGGGCCAGACAAAACCTGATAAGAAATATTCATCTCTACAAGCATTGATTTAAATTGTGACATTGGTTCAAGAAAAACTGAAGAGCCTTCATCTGAAACAGCAAATATTTTTTTTCTATTTTTTACATGCTCAAGCAAAACATTTTTCATATCATCAACGTGAGCAGGATCAGACTCAAGGTTATATTGAAGTATGATCCCTCTTGGATTTATGTTTGGTCTTTCTTCAATATTAAGATAGTTGATAGCATTAATCAATCTAGAGAACTGTCTATGATTTTCTACTAAAATAACATCTGCAGTTTTAATATGCTCAATAGCAGATAAACTAATATCTGCTGGATCTCCAATTGGCAAAGCCCCGAAGACTATATTTTTTCTGAATAAATTTTTTTGTAGCGTGTCTTGAATTTGATAGCGCAAGAGAAAGCCCCTTTGAATAGATACCTTATAAGTATACCATCCAGAGGGGTCTTTCAATTAATGACTAATTAGCCTTTTTATCTACTGATTTAAAAGCCTCATTTATCTCTGAAAGAGATAGTTTTCCATCGTCTAAAAAAGCCCTTGCAAGCCTCTCAATAACGCTGGCTACGCCAAGTAGTCCTGCTAAGAATACTGCCTGAACTGTATCTATTCCTACTACTGCTCCTGCTCCTAGGACTGATAGTCCTGATGCTGCAAATACCGCCAGAATTCTCATGAGTATATTCGTCAACGCCTTCTGTGAGTTTTCTTTCTTGGGTGCTTCTACTGCTATTTTTTTAGTTGCCATTTTTTATTCCTCCTTCCAATCTTTATTTCTGATTGGATAGGTAATTGCCCAAGCGCACATAGTTGCAACTATTGCGACTCCAACAATCTGCTTGGCTGATCCGTCCAATACTACGTATGCAATAAACATACCAAGTAGAGTCCATAACTGATCAATCATATCCTGTATTACCTTTTTGATTATTTTCATGGTTTCCTTCTCCTTATTCTTGGGTCTCCCCCGCTTGGGCCACCCCCGCTTGAACCTCCACCAGGTGACGGTGTTGTTCCTCCTGCGGTTCTTGCTGCTGAGGCTGCAGCATTAGTTGCTGCTCCTGCTGCTGCGCCTGCGACTGTTACAGCATTAAGTGCTGCTCCAGTTGCAACTACTGTTGCCACAACCATCTTGGTTGCTTCTTCTCTTTCCTCTACAGTCATATCAGCACCTATACTTCCTAATGCTTGCAATGCTGCTACTGGATCACTAAATAATTCTTCTGCAAATGCTGCTACGTCTGTAACTAATTCAATTTGTGCTCCTACTTCTGCTGTAATAACTACTTGCTGACCACTTTCAGATGTACGAACTTCAACGGGCGTATCTGGTGGTAAGTCTGCTAATTTAATTCCAGCATCTGCTACTTGTTCTTTTGTAAGATTTTCACCTTCTGGCACTGACTGTATTAATGCATCAGCAACAATTTCTTTTTCTGCTGCAGACATTTTTCCATCAGTAGATACTAGGGCTACGATTGCTGCAACATCTTCTTTTGAAACTTCTCCATCAGATGCAAGTGCTTCAAGTACAGCCTCTTGATCTGCAGTAGAAACTTTTCCATCTGCTGCCAATGCTTCAATTAATTGATCAGTTTCTTTTGCATCTATTTCTCCATCTGCTGCCATAGACTCTGCAATTGCTTCTACTTCTGTGCTATCTATTTCCCCGTCTAATAATGCTTCATCAACCGTATTGGTTACATCTTCTTCGGATCCAGTCACTGGTTCTATATCAACTGGTTCAACGTCTACTGGTTCTGTATCCACAGGTTCTGTTTCAACAGGCTCTGTGTCTATAGGCTCTGTTTCAATAGGCTCTGTGTCTATAGGCTCTGTTTCTACAGGAGTAGTATCCACAGGCTCTGTTTCCACTGGTGTGGTATCCACGGGTTCTGTATCTACTGGCTCTGTATCTATAGGTTCTGTTTCAACAGGTGTTGTATCTACAGGAGTAGTGGTTACTGGTGTGGTGTCTACTGGTGGAACAACTACTGGTGGATCTATAACTGGAGGTTGAGTAACTGGAGGTTCTATAACTGGTGGTTGAATAACTAAAGAAGGTGGAGCAGGTGTTACAACGGGTGCTGGGGCTGGTGCAGGAACTGCATCAATTACTGTTTGCGCTGCAGCAACTATTGTAGGTGCAGTAGTTACTTTTTCTACTGCTGTAGAAACAATTGCAAGATCTGCTACTTTTGCAGTTAATGTTGTATTTGCTGTTGCTAATGCAGTTACAGTATTTTGTGAAACTGTTGCAATAGGAGCAATTACTGTATTTGTATTTGCTGTATTTGTTGCAACAATTGCCGTAACTGCTGAGTTTAATGTAGCAATTTGTGCATTTGCTGTATCAATTGCTGCCAATACTGTTGCATTATCTGGATCAGGAGTAGGAGTAAATGCAGCACCTTGACTAATAGTTCCATTAAATCCTGGCCCAGAATTAGTATCAGTAATAGCAGTTACTGCTCCGCCAGTAGTTTGCCTTACATTAAATCTGGCACCATTTGGTATTGGACCAGTCACGCTTACATCTGCTTGCCATGCGCCATCTGCTGGATTAACATCGGCATTAAATCTAACTTGAGTCATTTGTGTCTCTGCTGTTTGCAAAGGATAAACTCTAAGATCCCAAGCAACGCTAAGGGTGTTTGTAGTTGTTGAATATGTAATTCCAGATCCATTACTCCAGGTGGTCCAGTCATACCCTGCTATAGAAATCGAAGGCGCATTCGGAGTAGAATAATAGTTTCCACCTTCATTTACACCAAAGGTAATAGTGGCATTAGACCCGACGTAAACATTGTTGTATGTTACTCCGCCCATTTGTAAATTAAATGGAAGGTTCATTCGTACACCAGCATCATCTGTATTTGCTAAAACATTTGTTGTGGTGCCAATAGTTGCTGCAAGGGCATTAACTGCATCCTGGGCGTTATTAATTGCTACATTTGCTTGAGTTAATTGTGTTTGAGCCTCTGTC